GTTGCTCCATCTGCTCCTGTTGGACCTGTTGCTCCATTAATTCCATTATTTCCTGTTGCTCCTGTTGCTCCATCTGCTCCTGTGTCACCAGTTGGGCCTGTAGGTCCTATTCCACCTGGTTCTCCAGTTCCTGTTGGTCCGGTTGGTCCTCTTTCAAGAAATAATACCCAGTCAGAAGTATTTGTAGGAGGTTCAATAAATACGCCGCTGGTTGTTCGTATACTTACATAAGTATTATAGTCAATTGATGAAACTACAATTGTGTCTTTAGGATAATAGGTACCAGATACCCACATTCCAACAGAATTATATACTGTTCCTGTAGCACCAGTAGGTCCATCATTTCCTGTTGGTCCTGTAACTCCATTTATTCCATTTGTACCAGTAGGTCCTCTTGGTCCATCATTTCCTGTTGGTCCAGTAGCTCCATCATTTCCTGTTGATCCTGTAGCTCCATCATTTCCTGTTGGTCCTGTAGCTCCATCATTTCCTGTTGGGCCTGTAGATCCTGGTTCTCCAGTTCCAGTTGCACCAGTAGGTCCAGTAATACCTGTTGGGATTGCCCATATAACTTTTCCATTTCCACCAGAACCTAAAAAATATCCATCTGTCCCAGTATCATTATCAATTTTAACTGAAAGCGTTGAAGAAATTAAAGACATATTACCACTTCCATCATCTATAGCAAGTTGATTTGTTCTAGTTCTATTTGCTAAGTAATATGGACTTGGAATTACTACATTTGTAGAAGCTTCATATGAAGCCCATGTTGAAATATCACCAGTAGATCCTGTTGGTCCTCTTGGTCCATCATTTCCTGTTGGTCCATCATTTCCTGTTGGTCCTGTAACTCCAGCTCCTGTTGGTCCTGTAGCTCCATCATTTCCTGTTGGTCCTCTTGGTCCATCATTTCCTGTTGGTCCAGTTGGTCCAATAATTCCAACTCCTGTTGGTCCAGTAGGACCATTATTACCTGTTGGTCCTGTAACTCCAGCTCCTGTTGGTCCTGTAATTCCTTGAAATCCTCTTGGTCCAGTAGGTCCATTATTACCTGTTGGTCCTGTAGGTCCAATACCTCCACCTCCAGATCCATTTATATTTGTAGCAATCCATTGATAATCTCCAGCAGCATAACTCTTAATTAAGAATTGACTATTATTACTAATAATTACCCAACATCCAGCACCTTCATATTTTAATGCATTTGCTGATATTGAGTATTCTGCTGTTGGAAACCCACCATTGGGTAATGTTACTGTTACACCAAATGAACCTTCAGGTATTCTAGCTATACCAGAATATACATATGACATTTATTATTAAGTCAATAAAACAAAATAATAAATGATAATCAATTTATATTAGCTTAAGAACGTACGTATGCATGCATTCCCTTCTTGTGCTTACTCATGTGTCCATGGTGTTTACCTTCACCAACCATTCTCTCCATAGAGTGCACTGGCTCACTTACAGGTGCACCAAGAATATCCTGCTCAGTAACCACTCCACGAAGAATACGGGAAGCTCCTTTGATAGTTTCGAAGAAGCCAGAGTTTGCAGTTACAGTGTAGATAGCTACAGGTATACCATAAGATCCCGGACCATAAGCGCCAGTACCGAATGATTCACCAGTCATGTTCTCTACGGACAAATCAAACTGTAGAGTAAAATTCCCAATGAGTCCCGGGGCTTGACCTGTGGAAAGGGCAAAATCACGACCAGGACGGAGGACTAGAGGACCTCCCACCAAAGGAGTCTGTCGGCCAGCAGCCCATGCAGAACCAGACCACTCATCCCAATCCATCTCAAGACCGTTATTCACAGACATCTTATATAGCTCATACTGAGAATGGTTTGCCAAAAGTCCACTATAATTGTCAAATGAAATCCCTATTTTGGTCACAGGTAAGGACCAATCAGACTGGGTAGGATCAAGACCAGAGGGAGTAGAATAAGTCTGAGGCTTTACAAATATAATCAGAAGATCAGGGATCATAGGTAGAGTAATAGTCTGAGAAGAGAGAGTAGCTTTCTGGGGGGAAGAAGGAGTACCCAAATCCAGCTGGAAACCAGGGGAAATATAGCGGGGAAACTCCATCCAAGGAACAACACTCTTTGCAGGAAGGGGAACATCCAAGGAAGGAGTCAAAAACTGAGTCTGGATTACAGCACTGGTAAAAGGAGATCCATTACCACCAGAAGAATCCCAAGAAACTACAGGAGGATTAGCCCATTGGTTATTCTGTGCAATACGTAGAGAACGACCAGGAGCATTAAAGTTCATGGTGAATTGCATGTTCTGCACACCAAACAAACCAGTAGAGAGTTCATCCTCATCAGCAAAGATAAAAGGAGGAAGTACAAGCTTCTCTGCAGTAGTAAACTGTACTCCAAAAGTAAATTGAGTCTGAGTTTCCAATGCAGGGCCAACAGTTGCAGATCCAGTTAGGGTTACACTTGCAGCAGCCTGGAAAACATCACCAACTTCACCATTAGAACCAAGAGCTGCCCAACCTGCATATGTCCCCTTTGCAATAACCTTATACCAAGTTCCAGTAACTACACCAGTCTGAGGAGTAGTGGAAAATGGCTGTACAGCACAAGGGAGACCACCAAAAATTACAACGTTAGAAGTTGCATTGGATGTCTGGAACTTGAGCTGACCCCAAGAACCATTAGGGACCTCATCATTGGAATATGCAGCAGCGTAATCACCAAGAGGAGAGTTCTTGTATGTAGCTGCACTCTCTACATCATAATAACGATCCAACATAGTAGGACAAGTCCTCTGCTTACGAGTCTTACCCAAATCAGCAAGACGTAGAATCTGAGGTAGGACATCGGCAGTATTAATAGACAATGACTGATCATTAATAGTAGCCTGCATGGTAGAAACAGACTGAGTTACAGGAAAAGGAGCCAATGAAAAATCTGCACCAGGACCACTAATCAAAGGAGTTCCGTAAGGGACATCAGAAGCCTGATCATAAGTTAGAGTAACCAACACATTTGCAGTGTTCACCCAATCTACTGCACGATCAATAAACACATTCTCAGAAGGAACCTGAACCTGAAATGTCTGCTGAGATGCAGAGTTTGCAATAGCAGAAAAAGTCTGATTAGTAATAGAGAGAGCCCCTTTCTCTACAGCAAACTTGGGCTTCTGCTGCACAATACGAGGATCAACTACAGAGTATTTGGAAATATCGGTGGACATCTTTTAATTTATGAAAGAGATTTTTTATTCATGGATTTTCTTGAACTGGATTCGAATATTTGCTGAACCTCCATTGTAGAGAGTTAGTGGAACTAAAGAATTTGTCAATCGATTTCTCCAATATAGCTGAACATCCAAGTTCTTCAAATCCTCCTGTGAGAGACCAAGACTTGACAATGTCTCAACTTTAGGAGTATAAGATAGAAGACCTCGCCAACCAGTTTGTGGTAGCAAATCCAAAGGTGTCTCTAATAGAACCTTCTGGAAAGAACCAGTCGATGCATTACTACCCAAGTTTCCATTTCCAAGTGTAATAGGTGTTCCTGAATATTCCTCCCTGACTGAAATGAACTGAGTTCCAATCACAATCGATGCTACAGGTGACCATAGAGAACTGGTAGATTCATAGTCTTGCACTAACACAACATATTGAGAACCAACAACTCCAGAAGGGAAAGCAGATTCTAAAATTTGAGAAGAAGCATTACCAGCAGATAAATCTACTTGGACTACATTTTCAGGATAATAAATTTGTTCAATAGTTAGAATTGGGTTGACCTCAGTTACAATTAAATCATCTCCAGGAGAAAAGATAGATTCTTCAAAACTTAGATTTGTAGTATATGTTGTTAGTCCAAAAGGTGTTACATTAGAAGATGATGTTAGTGGTGTAGGTTCAATCCTCCATGAACTACTACTACCAGAAGATGATGGAAGTATAGTGAGTGTTCCATCGGATACTGATGTTAATGTTGCAGTTGCTCCATTTGATGTAATAACATTTCCACTAGCAAAATTACCTGACACCCTTTCAACCACAAGACTTGTTCCACTATCAGATACAACTGTTGCTTCTTTACTTCCAGATATTACTTTATTTCCAGCTCCAAATCTAGGAAATCCTTGTATAGTTGCAATTGTATTTAAGCTTGAAGTTATATTATTTCCTATAGTAAATGTTCCAGTAACATCTTCAATAGTGAGTTGACTTCCACTATCATATATTACTGTTGCAGTAGAACCAGAACTTTCAATAGTTTGATTAGTTAAACTTATATAAGTTGCTTCAGCATTTGTAGTTAGATCTTTAATAAATTCTCCTGGTATAAATGTTCCAGAAACAGGTTTGACCATTAATTCACCATTTTGGAATGATACTGAACCAATATTTGCAGTTGATGTATTTGCATCAGTGATCTTTGTTCCTTGAATAAAGTACTGGCTATTAACTACATTCTTGAGAGTAAGAATAGTAGAAGCTCCAGATACATTTGTTGTGTCTTCATATGTTTGAATCTTACCATAATTTAGAGTAGATTGATCCTGTATAGTTAGATTTTCAGCAAAAGTTCCTTCAACATTTGTAATTGTCAGTGCAGTTGCAGTTGCAGGAGGTTTTGAAGTCTGTACAAAAGCGTTTGAAGCAGAGGATGTTACTGTATCTACAAGTCCAGTTGTATCAGGATTTTGTGATACAGTTACAGCATAGTTTGTAAATCCTGCATAAGCACTTAAACTGGACCCAAGAACTCCAAAAGTAAAATAGTTGATTTTTGAAATAGTTGTTGTTGAATCAAGAGTACCACCTTTATTACAATTAGCTGCTTCGCTAAATCCAAGACCAGTATAATTAGTAAATGCTACTTTAATAGTATTATTATTAACACTAGTAACTCTTCCAGTTGCATTAGCAACATTAAAAAGAGAACCAACTACAAATCCAACTTTGTTATTGCTTAAAGTTAGATCAGCACCAGAACAAACTAGATTTGTTGGTGGCCAAGTATCTATACCATATTGCTTACAATTACTCTTATCAATAAAGGGAAGAACACCTAAAGCATCAGTAGTAGAAACACGTACTACTGTTCCTGTTCCTGTTGCTGCAGTTCCATTATATGTGAATTGCTTTCCAATTGTAGCTCCACCAACAACACCAATAGCAGCCCAGTTCGTATCATATCCATTCGTAAGAATTCCAAGTGTTGCAATAGTATATTTAAATCCTGAAGCTAATGATGTTACAGGGATTGGATCTGCAGTATTTTGTAGCTGAACAAAGTTTACATCAGCAGTAACTGGATTATTTTTAGGTGCTACCTCCAAATCAGTAACTGTACTTGCATCTGTTGCAAATCCATTACTCAAATCTGTTAGTTGTTCTCCATTAATAAAGCTTCCATTGTAGCATCTTACATAGTATTTGTATGGTGTAGCTGTAGTAATTTTAGCAAGAACAGTTCCATATACTGAACTTGATTGTCCAAATAATACATCACCCACAACAATTGAAGTATTAGTAAGAGTAAACTTATAAATAGTTGAAGAGAATACACATACAGATGAGAAATCACCATTCCAATTATATACCTCCTGACCTGGTAGAGGACATATTTGCTTAGATATACCATCATCTATTGAATATGTACTTTTTGCATTTCCAAGAATATACTTTGCATCAGTATAGAGATTACCAGTAGCAAATTGTCCACTCGTGTTAACTATTGAAAGCTTAGTTGGGAATGTTTCAGGGCTTACACCATCAATTACAGCTTGGTTACGAATTAGTAAGACTTCTCCATTTCCTGTTACAGGATTTATGTTTGCAGTAAATAATTCTCCTACTGCTGGGGTTGAATCTGCACCAATCTTACTCCAGTTAGTATCTCCAAGAGTTACAATTACATACTGAAGAAATGGTTGAATTGTTTGTGCATCAACAATTGGAATAGATCCTGGTAACATTACTGCACCAGATCCAAGCCATCCAACTTCATTTGTTATTTGTGTAAATACTTGTCCTACATATGGAAGTCCTACTACACCATTTTCATTCCAGTTTACTCCAATTCCAAGACTTGCAATAGTATATTTGTTTCCAACGACTGCACCAGCTCCTTGATTAATTGGAGTCATGTTTTGCCATACAACATCTCCATCATAAAGTTGTCCAGCAGTTGAAATTCCTTTGTTATTTGTAAGATAAGTTCCTAGTCTTGAATCATAGATAGGGAATCCAGCTAATGCACCAGTCCATGGTGGAGTTCTAGCAGAAGGAATGATGGTAAGAAGTTGTGTAGTAGTATCAGGATTTCCATATGGAAAAGGACCATTATTAGCAACAACTGAACCACTTACATTTGCAAATGCAGTTCCAACACCAGTTCCTGGACCAGTTGCAGTAAAAATTGTTCCAGTAGCATTTGATGATGCACCAAAGTTTGTAAAGTTAGAAGTTCCAGCATTATCAATCACATAATAACCTTTTGGACTTAATATAGTTATTGAAAGAGGAAGAGTATGAGGTTTATATTCAATAACAATACCGCCTCCAGTTCCAGGACCAGTTGCTTGAAATATATTACCAACAGAATTTGTATATGCACAACCATATCGTCTAAAATCAGTAGACCCATCATCAATATTTGCAATTACATAAAATTTACCTCTAACCATAGCAGTTGCAGGAATAGCAGTAACTTCGTATACAGTACCAGTTCCTTCTGCAGTATTAGCTTGAAAGTAAAATAATACTTGACCTTCATAATATGGAGTTGTTAATTGATCACCACCAACATTAGCTCTCCAATTAGTAGTACCAACGAATGCAATTGCATAATATCTTTCTTTTCTAGCACCAACTATAGGAATAACTGGTGCTTCAGGAAGATATGCTATAGCAGTTCCTGTACCTGAACCTGCACCAGTTGCTTGGAATGGGACACCGTCAGCAGTTACATAAGCTCCAACTGCAACAAAATCACTATCTCCACCTCCAGGAGTTTCAATTGTATAACTAAATCCAGCTTGTAACTCTTCAATTTGTACAAGATCAGAAGTTTTTACAGCAATAGGATCTCCTTGATAAAATTGTTCTCCTGCTGTAACATTTTGAACAACAATTACAATAGGATTTGTTAGTCCTTGACTATCAGAATCAACAATGAAAGAATTAGTGGGGAATAGATCTGGGACTCCTTGACCTCCAGATGTGTTTTTAATAATAATTTGACTATTGTTGATGTAGGAAAATCCATTACAAGTTGCAGTTGATTGAGTTGTAGCTCTTGATGTTGGAAGACCGTATCCAACACTATCAACCATTAGATCTCCTACATAGAATACACCAGTTACATTGTTTACTGTGAGAACTCCAGAATCTGTAAAAGCTACTCCACCAATATCAGCTGTAGTTCCGGAATCAGTCCCTTCAATTATTAGTCCAGTTGCAGGTAATGGAGCATTTGCAGTAGCATAGAAAATACCATTAATCTCTTGTCCCATAATACATGTAACAGTTCCAATATTTCCTTCAGTTTGATTTATTACATTTTGCTTATCCAACACAACTTTTGCAAAAACAGTTTGAGTTTCTTTTATTTGTAGAAATTCGTTAGGAACAAATGAACCAGGAGCTCCAGTTGTTACCTGATTAATGTAAGAAACATAGCCGTAGCCATTGTTATCTCCTTGAATTGAGACAATAGTTGCAACTCCTCCAGTATTATTGTTTACAATTGATTCACCAATACCAAATTTACCATTCTGATTAGTGAAGTTGACTGTCCCATATCCAAGGTTATCACCAATAATATCTACAATCTTACCTGAAGCTACAGGATTACCAGAAGGAGGAAGAGCTGGGTAGCAATCTACGGTATGGCCAATAGCAAAAGGATTCTTTTGAGAAGAACATGATAGAGTTGTGTAACCATTAGGTCCCTCGATTTGAGTAATTACTCCATTATTTGTAGTAGCACCAGGAACTACTACTCTATCACCAACAGCAAAAGGACCTGAATAAAATGTTTGTTGATTATTTGTAGTATATGTTGGTGCAATTGACATGATGCCAGTTCTTACAACAGTTGTAGCTTGGTTAGGACCATTAATACCTGCAATTACAGCTGATCCACCTGCAACAGTTACTTGATCATTAATACCAAATGGTCCAGATTGATTTGTAATTGTAATATTATTTCCAGTTGTAGAGTTACCAGATAGTATGTCAACAATTTGACCTTTTGCACCAGAACTCTGACCAACAATAAGATCATCTGTATCAAATTGACCAACTTGAGCTTCATATGTTAGAGAAGGATTGAATCCACTATAAAGAGTTGGATTTGTATACCTAATATAGTTACCAGTAGCTCCAGTTGCTCCAGTATATCCAAGAGTTTCTTGATAAGAAAGTACACTTCCACTAACCTTTTCATCATCACCAATGACTTCTATAGAATATCCAACTTCCAATGGAGATTGAGAAGGAAGAAGACTAGTATTTAAAGTAAATGGAGTTCCTGAACCAATATTCATAGCAGTTGTTGATGTATTAGGAGTTAGAGTTAGGGTCCAGTTAGCTCCTGTACAAGGAACATTAGCAACTGTTGTAATTAACAATGTTATAGCAGAACTGGTTATTGAAGTTACATTACCATCACCAGAAACATTATTTGATGCAGTAGCTCTAATAGAAGTACCAACTTTTATGTAACCAACTTCAGTTAAGTCATCTAATTGAAATACTGCAGGACTTCCAACAACAAGAGTTTTTTGTTCTGCAGATTTCAAAGGAGGTGAAGCAAAAGACCAATTAGAACCAGCAACTCCTGTTGTAGATGACCATGTAACAACCATCTGATCATCATTAAAAATACTAATACTTCCTTTATCAGTATCTATTCCAATCAACTCTTCACAATTTTCAAATCCTTCAGGAGAAGTAATTGATACACCCATATCTAACCTAACTTGATTTGAGTAATATGTTGTATTAAAGTTTGTCATCAAAGATTCAAAGTTAGTATTATATCCAATGTATGAATATTCCCCTTGTTCATAGCCAGTTGCAGTAGAAGCTCCGAAGACATCCAAAGCAGATGGTGGGTTTGATGGTCCATATGGTTCTGATGTTGTAGGTAATCCAAATGGAGTTACACAAGTATTTGAATCTTGCCATAGTGAGAACAAGTTAGTTTTAGGATCATACTTATAAAAAGGGCATTTTGTTCCAAAAGTGATTGGTGGAATAACAATAGATTGTTCAGATACAGTTGTAATTAATGCAGAAGCAAAATCTAAGCATGAAATTATATCACCTTCAGAAAATGTCCCAACAACATTATATAGAACTAGAGTATTACCTTGAAAAGAGATTACTTTACCAGTAGCTTTTGTAATTTCATCTGTTACAACTTGGCCGATTGGAAAAGTCGAAGGAATAATAGTTTGAATATCTGCAGAAGCAAGAAGTGCTCCAGGAATTTGGTTAGGAGTTTCAGGGTTCTGTTCAAAAGAATCACCTTCCAAAAATGTCCCACTCAATATATTAATAACAAAAGGAGAAAGAGCAGCAATCTCACCAGTTGCAGGATCATTGGAATTAGTTTGAGTAATGAGAGCTCCAACTAAAAATTCTCCTTCAACATTTGAGACAGTTATAGTTGAACCACTCAAAGAATTAATTAGAATTGTAGTTCCTGCGACTCCTCCAGTAGTTGCAGTTAGTTTTACATCTTGCCATGCACATGAAAGTGCATTATTTACAAGTTTAAGCCAATGGCTATAAGTATAGCAGTAATAATATGGGATTTCAGGTTGAGGGTAAGAATATTGGCCAATAGGTGGAGGTGTTCCTTGCCAGACAGCTTGATTTTCAGGAATCCACTGAATGGACCTAGTTGATTGATAAATAGCAGATGGATTTTGTTTAGTACCGCCATATTGCCAAGTAAATGTAATGTCATAAACAGTATTGTTAGGATTAGTGTTCTTAGAACCATCTACATTCAATTGTCTTATTTGAGGAATGAAAAGTGGGAGATTCTTACCTACACCATTGAGAGTAAAGTTCTCAATTGAAACAGCAAACTTGCTCTTATCCTGCAAGATAGAAATAGTACGAGTGTCTTGGAAGTTTATGGAAGGATCCTCTGCTTTAGAAATAGTTGAAGTAGTATTATTGATGATCTGAGCATTATAGTAAAGAAAGTCAGGATCACTCCCTTTGGTAAAGCCGTTCCTTACCTCTGCGAAATCTGGATTTACTGATGTATTAAAACGAAATCCGCCGCGTGACATTTTTATTTATAGTCAACATTATTTAGTGGTGGATTAATTTGTATGTAAAATTTGTTACAAAGTCGTCTGGGGATATTCCTTCATCAATAATCATTTGTGTATACTCTGGTAATGTCAAGTGCTTGAAATAAAGTCTGGTTGTACAATGTCTTCCACATGTTGCTATATCACGACTCTTCGATTGAAAAGGAAACTTATTATATACAATTTTATATCCTGACTCCTTCAATAGCTTGGTTAGGTAATGTGTATCCTGCTGAAATTCTGCTGAATTTCTACTAGAAATCCATGTTTCTTCATCATCCGGTTTCAAATTCCCATAAGGATCAAAGAACTCTATTTTATTCTTCTTTTTAAGCAGACAGATCCAATGTCCAGTATATTGATCAGTTGTCAAATAAAGAATCATTAATCTTCCTTTCTCATCCAATGCTTGATCTATTGTTTGGTATTTCAATAAATCAGGATATGAGATAATCTTTAATGTTGGAATCATCTTGTTAATGTCAAAGTTACTTAACGAGTATGCACGCAATGACTTATTTTCTGGAATCAAAGCATACTTCTGTTGAATAGCTCTCTCCAGACTTACACATTTTCTTGATACTGGGAATCCTGATGCAGTATATACCCGAAATGCATTTTTATACGGCCTAATTACAACCATATTTATTTAAAGCAATGACAATAAATTCTTGAGAAAATTATATATTATTTGTTTTTTGTTGACTTTTTTTGCAAAAGCTTAGGGTCACTTTAAAAAAGGTACATTGAATGTACTTTTTTTTTCTATGGAATTACTTTCTGAAAATAAATTTCACGGAAATTACAAAAATAATTATACCTTAGGGTTATCTAAAATCAAATCTAAAATATTTAAAAAAAGTAGTTTGTGACCAAAAGGGCCGGTATAACCCCCTAACTTATACTTTTATACTTTCTTACTAAGACAATAACTTTTGCATAAAAAAAAGTACATGAGTACCTGCATAAGTAAGACAATAACAAAGTAATTTAAAGGAAATTAATGAATAAACATTAGAATTTGACGAGGGATCCTTTTTTTATTTTTATATGATCGATGGGTTGATTAAAAGATTCTATGTATTTTTCTTCGGCTTTTTTGCGTAGATAAGCTTTCCTTTCTTCTTTATGAGTCCTTTGATATTCTATAGATTTATTCAAATAATAATCTCTATTATCCATATATTTCTGATGTAGTCGTTCTTTATTGCGTTGATACCATGCTTTTTTGTAATCCATTTGTTATAAATTCTTCGTTATATTGTAAATGATTCATCGTATATCTTGGATACATAAGATGGGTATACAAGATAAACCATATTCTATGGAAGATTTAGCAGATTTATCAGGATTTGATATAAGTATATTGCAAGAAGTTTATAATCGTGGGATTGGAGCATACCATACAAATCCTATCTCTGTAAGAAGTCTTACTTTTAAAAAGAATCAGAATCTTCCTATGTCAAAAAAGCTATCAAAGGAACAATGGGCTATGGCTCGTGTATATTCATTTTTGGATGGTAATAAGAAACATGATCAAGATTTATTGGTTCATGATTTTAGCTGAATGTTCTGTAATTAAAACTTGTGGGAAATGTTTTCTGATAGAAACCCAGCGGGAACCAGTCTTACGTAATGCATTTGCTTCCTTAGAATCCATACCAAGATATGTTTTCATCATGTAGTTAAAAGCATGGCTACCAGTTGAAAGGGGATATAGGACATATTGGGTAGCTTCCATAAGAACCAAACGAGTCCTTTTATAATCTGAAAGCAAGTGTGTAATATAAATCATTGAGGTTACATTATGCCTACCAGTTGAAGCAATTTGATTAACTAAATTCTGAATAACTTTATCTGTTGCTTTGTCAAAGTTTTCAATATCATCAAAGATTACCATAGAATTATTTAAAGGTGTCAGTTCTACAATAGGAGTCTCAACTAGCTTTGCAGGATCTAACCTAATTAAATACTTAAGTTTATCTAAGGTAGAATCTTCAGTTAGCTTAGAAACTAAATAGATTTCTCTATCAGGCCATAGTTTATGGTATTCTTCAGCAATACCTTTTGCTACATACGATTTACCACTTCCTGAAGGACCACAGACATAGAATACATCACGAGCTTTCTTATCATTTGTAGGAAGCAGAGAAAATGTTGAATTTGGTGGAAGGTCGACTTCGGTAGAAGATTCAGAATTAGAGATCAATTCAGCATATAAAGCTTTCATCTCAGGAGTAGCTTGCAAATGTTCAGGAGGAATTCCTCTAGAATGTGCATCATTTAAGAATCCCATAATCTCAACTTCTTTGCGTGGAGGAAGCTTATAGTGTTTAGGTAAGGAAAGTTTCTTATGCTTTGGCTTCTTTACATCACCTGAATCCAAATGTAAAATATTACCTGCAAAGTCACCTCCAACTACTTTTGCAATAGGAAGTCCAGAATCAAAGTTCAAACTGCTCGGCATTTATAATCTTTCAAGAAAAAAGTTTAAAGAAAGAATCAAAATGTCCAAAAATTATACGTCTAATAGACGGGATCAAAATAATTCCTTTGCATATATAATAAAATGAAAGTCCATTCCTGTCCTCATTGTGGTTCGGCTCATCACGCTCATGGTTCTAAGAAGCACCATACCTGTCACGTGTGTGGTGGTTCGTTCTTTTCTGGGTTGATGGATATGGCTAAGAAGGTAGCATCGAATCCTATGGTACAGAGTATGGCCAAGTCTGCAATATCCCATGTTGCAAATAAGTATGCACCTGGCCTAATGTCCAAGGTCCAAGGTGTAATGTCTCATCCTATGGCTCAGAGAGTAATGGGACATCCTATGGCCCAGAGAGCTATGGCTCATCCTATGGTCCAGCATGGTGTTTCTGCTTTGAGGAAGAGAGTAGGATTGGGACGTCGTCGTCGAGGAGCTTATCTTCCTGTAGGTCGTGCATCTCAGGGTGAAATGGACCGTGCAAGTATGAGAGCTGCTGGTGGTTCATACACATACACACCACCTGGGCAAATCGTAGGTCATCCTGTGACTGCACCTGTGACTTTAATGAGTCCTCAAGAAATTTCGGCTGCAAGATGGAATGCTCAACAATCCCAACCTTCCGCAGAAGAAGTTGCAGCTATTAGATCACAACGTTATGCACAACAGCAACAAATGCTAGGACCAAATCCTGTACCAGTTTTAGGACATGGTGGACGTCAGAGTTATCACACAGGACATGGTGGACGTCAGACTTATCGAAGTGTGGGACATGGTGGACGTCAGAGCTATCACACAGGACATGGTGGAAAGGGAGGAAAACCTGGTGGAATGCCAGGTGTTGGTCAAGCAGCTGCTGCAGTTGCAAATATGATTCCTGGACTTGGAGAAGCTTTGGGTCCTTTTGGAGCTTTGCTAGGAATTGAACCTCCCCCTCCTCCTCCTCCTCATGCATCATTTGGAGCTGTTCGTGCAGGTCCTATGGAAGCTGGTAGACCTCATGGTGTTGGTCGTGGTCGTCATGGACAGAAAGCTCACCATGCATGTCCTCACTGTGGTGGAGTTCATACATCTTCTGTTCATACTAAGAAGATGAAGTGTAAGCACTGCGGTGGTTCATTCTTTTCTGGCTTGATGGATATGGCCAAGAAGGTAGCTTCAAATCCTATGGTTCAAAGTATGGCTAAGTCTGCAATATCTCATGTTGCAAATAAGTATGCACCTGGCCTAACATCCAAGGTTCATGGTTTAATGGCCCACCCAATGGCCCAGAAAGTTATGGGACATCCTATGGCCCAAAGAGCTATGGCCCACCCAATGGTCCAGCATGGTGTTTCTGCTTTGAGGAAGAGAGTAGGTTTGGGTCGTAGAACTCGTCCTCCTACCGCACATTCTACTGCAGTAGGAAAAGTCATGCGTGAGATGGGATTGTCCTTACCTGAAGCTTCTAAATATGTCAAACATCACGGATTAGCACATTAGATTAAATCTGTAGATAATATAAATGCCAACATTTCAGAGTTCTCCAATGTATTATCCAGTATTTCCATCGATGGTTCATAATCCTCATGGGGTTCAACCTTTGAAGGGGAATACTTTAGCTCATGCTGAAATACCAACTTCTGAACATCCTACATGGAAGAAACAAGCTGACTTTGCAGTAATGGCTCGTTTGGAAAATAATAGGGTTAAGGAATTAGAAATGATGCGAGGTCCTGTTTCTCGAAAGGGGAATATGCCGTTTACAACTTTTCGAGGTAAATTAAGTGGAGGAACTGTTTGGACAGCTGATGCAGAAAAAAGTATTCAATCACTTTTGCGTGATAGAAAGTTTCAGCTTGATGCAATCAACCAATCCTCCTTTGATGCAGTAGCTCCTCAGCAGGTTAAGACAGAAGCTCCTGCTGCTGAAACATTCCCTTTGGACCAATTATTTACTGATTTACTTTCTAATCTTGATGCATCACTTATTAATAAATCTCTTTTGTCTACTACTTCTTCTATTATGAATTTCTTTTTGACTAAAGCTGATAAGATCCCTGAACATAAGTTTGCTGAATATCAGGATATATTAACAAGAGTAGAAATTCTTGCTAATGATTTGTATTATAAGGATGCAGAAGGTTTACTAGCATTAGAGCTTTCAAAATCTGAACTTGCAAATGTAAAACGTGTTCTAGCAAAACTTGAAAATGATTTATCTGATATGAAGCAATTTATTGCAGCATTTTCAAATTATAATAGTGAACCCAGTAAAAAGAAAGCTCTTCGTTTGGCTGCTATTCGTAATAAACTATTACAAAAAATGGACGAACGACTTGATCCAAAAGTTGCTGTTGCTGAAGCACGACAACGTGCATATGAACAAGGAGAAGCATTTGGTCCTGGTGAAGCTATTTCTGGTGATTCTGATACATTTTCTTATCAACCTCCCTCTGAGAGTGCTTATGGAACACTTCCATCTCAAGCTCCATCCTATGCAGCTCCTTCTAATGCAAGTGTTGGTACTGATGAAGGGCCACCATCACAGGGAAGAGGATTTCGTAGATAAAATTTATACATATAACATTAAATGTGGCTTCCAATAAATGAAAGTTACGAAATCAGTGTTCGTGGTGAAGTAAGAAACATTGCTACACAACGAATTTTAAAGAACTGGGTAACAGGTAAGAAACCAAAATACTATTATGCTGTATGGATTAACAAAAAACGATGCAAAATTCATAAGCTTGTTGCAAATAAATTCTTACCTGCACCAACTGAAGAGAATTTAGTACTTGATCATATTGATCGCAATAGGAACAATAACCATGCTTCAAATTTAAGATGGGTTAGTCATTCAGTGAATGCAACAAATAAAACAATTCTTACAAAGACTTCATTAGGAGAAAATCACCATATTCATACTATCAAATGTAATTCAAATGTAGATTATGTGGTAAGAATAACAATAAACAAACAAAACTTTTATGCTGTATTTCCTACATTGGAAGAAGCAAAGGAATACCGAGATAATATAATAGAGACATCAGAATATAAATCTCAATATTAATATAAATGCCCTATTCACTTGAGAAAGTACATAAAGGATACTATGTTACTGATGCCAGTGGTCGTAGATACTCTAAAAAACCATTGTCAAAGACTCGTGCTGAGAAGCAAATAACTGCACTCCACATTCATACAGGACATGGTGACCAAGAACTAACATACAGACCAACTGACATATATGATCCAAATATGTATTCAACTGGAAGCCGTGCACATCTTCCCATGGTTCCTATTCCACGACATGCTATACGAAGACCTCCATTCATTGAACTACCTGAGGAACCTGAACAACCTAAACCATTTCGCTCTGCATCTAGAGTAAAGACTGCATTTCCACCAAAACGTTCTCGTAAAAGTTATGGAGAAGGAAAATATGTTATAAATACACGTAATCCACTAAGGCCTCAGCCAAATGCAGGAGAATATGTTGTAAATGTAGATAATCCACTAAGAGCTCCTCCTGTTCAGCTTAGTGCACTAGATAGACAACGTGAAGCCAATGTATTACCATATAATCCTTTGTATGAGCAAATGGTTAGAGAAAAACAACAAAAAGAACGAAAAGAACGAGCAGCACAAGCTGAACAAGAAAGATATGATAGATATGTTACTTCACAACAAAGACATGAAGAAGAGAGACATTATGACGTTGTTGATGATCTTGTACATGAAGAAGTAGAGGATGAACCAGAAAGAGAACCAGGAACATTACATGTAATTGGACAGGTAGCAAAAGATACTGTAAAAAAAATGGCTAGGAACCCTAACTGCGTATCAGCAATTGGTAGTGTAATATGGAATTTAGCAACTGGAAAGGGTCAGTTTACTGAACCTGATAAACATATTCTAATTGGTGACATGCATGGAGGTATTACACACGATGGAATAGAATTTTTGAAAGCTGTTGTTCCTAATTTTGATAGACCAGGAGAAAGAGCCATGACTCCTCATGATTTATTCGATCTATGGGAAACTTTGCAGCATGTCTTAACTGAAGATGATAGAACTATGTATGCAGAATTACTAAAAAGAGGTGCCAAATATTATAAGATAGCAAAAGATACAGTTACTGCAACAGAAAATCTTATGCAAGGAAGTCCTGAACTTGCAAATATGCATCCAAACTTTCAACATATATCAGATATAGCACAAGGAGATCATCATTTAATATTGGAAGGATTTGTTGCTCTTACAAATAAATATGTTAGACAGTTTTGGGAAGCTATGTATGCATTTTTCCTAAATATTCCTGAGCTAGATTTACGTGGATATCAAATAGAAGAGATGAAAGCTCCTCCTCCAGTATATCCAACTCCACCAGTAGAAAATGAAAAATCTTCGTTTGGACCAACTCCTTCCAGAGGATTAGGGAAACATAAATTCGCAAAGAAATATTTGAAAGGACAAGGACTTCCTGCTACAAAAAAGAATATTAAAAAGGTTTGCGATATTATGGATGTTGAGGGAATTGTATTTGATTAATTTATAACTAATTAATAAATGTCTGATCCAACAAATACTTCTAGATTTAATGCATCAGATTTCTTTAATGCTTTGAAAACTACTGATCCAGAACCATTAAAGAAACCTCCTCCACCAAAAACTTGTAAGATATGTCATAAAGCATTAGGTCAAGTAAATCTTCATACTGGTTCTTGTGGTCATCAAGTTCATAATGCTTGTTATGATACTTTGCCCTTAACTGGAATTCCTCCAACAAGAAAATGTCCTATTTGTGGACTAGTTGGATTCGGATATATCATGTAAAATAATATTTACCAATGATAAATGGATACTCCTGCTAAATTCTATGATAATATGGGTTCTCCTGAAACAACATTTCGACCTGAAAAAAAGCTAGCTCATGATCGTGCATTAGAAATTGGAGTCAAAAGGAAGCAGTTTGTCCCATCCTTATCTGAGACTTACTTTGGACTTGGTGCAAAAATTAATGCAGTATTACCTAATATGGGTAAAGTCTCGATCAGTGAAGAAAGACATATTGGAAAGACACTTTCTGATCTTCGTGCTCATGAATTAAAGGGACGACGAAAGCTCACTTCTTCTTCAGAGAAATACAAATTCTTTTAAATCCTTCAAATGAATATTGACAATATCTATCTTTGCATCAAACAAGTTAATAAGACTTTTCAAATCTGAAAGTAATAATCTCTCCTGAATATTCAAACTCTTATTCACTAATTCAGATAACATATTTTGATACATAGTCTTTCTTTGATAATATAGTTCCCTCTTATCATTGAGCTCAAGCTTTCTCTTCTTTAAAAGGTAAAGCTCGTCCTCCATTTATTTTTTAATAAGCTTTTTAATCTAGTATTTTTACTGCAAAGCTAATAAATGGAAGATGTTGAAAGGGAACTATCAATCTTCATTGCAACTATTTTCTTGGGTTTCATAATCTTCTTCATTTTCTTCCTCATCTTCTATTTCAGTATCAGGAGCATTTTTTAAATCAGTCCTAATCTTGTCCACTATCAATAAATAATTCAATTCATCCTTTAACAATTCCCAAACTCTATCCTTTATGTCCTCGATTGCATCATATGATAGGCTATTCAAAATATCTTCACCATTGTATATTTGTCTAATCTCATTTACCGGTAAACAGGTCATAACATATCTATGCAATAAATCTTCTACCTCCACTATCATTTATTTAAGGTCGACTTTTGTTTCAATGGTCGAGGTCATATAATTTTTGTGTGAAACGGTTTACAGAAAAAACATCTATACATAGTATAAGAAAAGATGCCACGTCAATCGATCAATCCTCGTGCAAAGAGTATGATGACTTTTAATGTAAACATTACACAAAATACTGAGGAGGAATTGTATAAGCATTTGATGAATAAGTTGGAAGAAATATCTGTAATATTTGATGAAGCAAGAAGACGACAGGATGCTATGGTTGATTTGGTATTTAGTGAGAATCCATATGCGAACTTTAGTTGGAGATATTCAGTACCAAAGAGAATTGAGTTTTTAGAGTGGACAAAGCATGAGGAGAAGTGGTATGAATTTACTAAGAATCTAATGGAGTTAAAGCATGATTTGCAATTATGTATTACAATCTTCAAGTGGGATGAAAGAGCTGATGGTCCAGAATTGGAATATAAGCTAACAAGATTAACTTTGGATTATGAAGATGAGTTCAATAGATATGAGAGAATGCGTTATAGTCAGTCGAAGAAAGAGTGGGAAGAGAGAGATGCTGATTGGATTAGGGAAAAGAAAGAGTTGACACAGCATGAATCACACCATCCTCTTGAATATCATATTGAGAAATGCAAGGATATTGATTATTTGAAGTGGACATTTAGGGATGGTATTATTAAGTCAACAGAAATTGATACTTGTAAGCACTGCATAAAAGCTCAGGAATGGAGAGCTGGTGAACCAGAACGTAAAAGATTGCAGGAGGAGAAAGAACGAGTAGAGGAGGAAAGATTGGAAGAATCAAATAGGAAATGGAGAGAGGAGCAGGAACAACGCAGAAAGGAGTTATTGGATTCTAAACATTTGTATGAATGTAAGATCTGTAATTTCAAGACCTATGATGATACTGCTTGGGAACTACATGAAGAAACTAAAGCACATTTGAAACTTGTTGAACTAAAAAGTTTATATTGTGAAACTTGCCAAATCCAATCCAGAAATGCAACAGAACATGCTATTCATAAACAATCTAAAAAGCATAAGATTAATGTTGGTGAAATTGAAAAGCAAATAGAATTCAAATGTGAAGCCTGTAACTATTCATCACCTCTAAAACAAAACTATGAGAAACATTGTTTGAGTAAACAACATAAGAATAAGTTTATTGGGAACTGATATTATTTTATTGGACTTTCCCCATTTTTATTTTACTAAGTGGTTTTTCATTTGGAACAAGTACATTGAATGTACTTTTTCTTTATTAACCCTATAGGCCTGCAAAAAAAACTAACAAAAAACAAATAATACATAATACTAAATATTTAAACATAGTAAGACAATAAGGACAATGGATTTATCACCTGCTGAAAGATATTATCAAAACCAGTTAAATAGAATGAAGACATATTACGAGAAGAATAAGGAAGCTATTGCAGAAAGGAGAAGAGCTAAACGAGTAACTAAAAATCCTGAAATAAAGGGTCGTGGAAAGTTCAAAGAAAAAAGTATCCCATTGAATACAAATGAGTGATTGGTATAAGAAGAACAGAGAGCGTATCTTGGAAGAGAAGAGGAAGCAATATGCAGAAGATAAGGATTTTAGAGAGAAAAAGAAAGAGAAGACATTAGATCATTACTATAAGAAGAAGGAGGAAAGGAAAGCGAATATAAAATAAATAAAAGGTATAAGCTCTTTATTTATTTTATTTATTATTCAGTTTACTTCTTAACAATGACAATTAGATCCTTTTTATTTTCATAGATATCATCATTTAGTAGCTTCATTTCATGTAGTTCCTTTAGACATTTCATCTTTTGGACTTCACTATTGAAGTGGAAGCATAGGAACTTCTCTGCTGACTTCATCTTTTCAACATTTGACTTTGTAAAGATTCGTTCACCTTTATTGAAATGAAACGTTTTGATACCAACATCCCCCATAAACTCCTTTGACTCAATTGGATGGACAGTAACCTCATGAGTATCAGAAATCTTTAGCTTCTTAGGCTCTAGTACTGGTATAATAATCTCTTCAGTATAGCAAATATCATCCAATATATCGTAGATTTCTCCTGAAAAATCCTTGTGTGTTACCTCCTCATTGATCAAAAAATTGTTATTGAAGAAATCCTCACTCTTTATTAGTGCTTGCCAAACCTCATCAGTCTTCTCCACAGGTAATCCATCGTTCAAATAATCCGGCAAATACGAACTTACAAAGGTATCGTAATCAAGTGTAGCTGTTTGCTTTACAATTTGAGATAGCTGAATAACATGCTTCTTATAATCAATCATTTATTATATAACATATATTCTCTCATGTAAATAGTTATTGTCTTACTTAAGTAATAGTGGGGGGGTATAGCAAAAATCGACCGCGAGATATCTTTTCAGAGTCTACTATTAATAAGAG